TGGCACACGACCACCACCCGCCGCTCTCTCCTTAATCCCCCTGAAACCCTCCTCCATCAAAAAGTTGAGCATTGGATTATCTTGAAATGACTCTGGCCCGAACGCTTGTGGCGATTCTGGTAACTGCTCCAGGTCTACCGCCGTTGGTAGCTGCGGTAGCTCTTGCCCTCTTTGCTCCAAGATCTGATTAATTTCTGCTAGTCTTTCCTCGTGGATTGGGGAAAAGATAGACCGTCTGCCCGATAGCTGATCCTCAAGCCTCGACTTTTCTGTAAGTAGTCTAGACTCCGACTCACCAAGACCTAATAGCTCTAACAGCTGGCCCTGACTTCCTAGGCCAATGTCAACAAAGGGCTGTGTTCGCTCTTCAAAAGACTCTCTAGCTGCTCGCTGTTCTGCAATTCCGGCCTCTGATGCTGCTTGCTGGGCTGCTGCTGCTGCCTCGGCACCTTTCTTGGCCTGTCTTCCTGCATAAACAGTAGCACCGCCGCCAACTAATACCGCACCCGTGACTGGATCAGGCATCTTTAAACTCCCCCTTATAAACGTCTAGCGTTTCACCATATAGTCGTCTTATAGCTGGTCCAATCTCTTTTGCTGCCTTATCACCACGCAAATAATAAGCTACCACGGCGAATATGTCGTATATTGCAGCCCTTAGCACGTAACACTTGTTTAAATCATCATCTGTTGGGCTATTGTTTTCAATGTTAGTAGCATCACGCCATTGCAAATAAACGCTTAACATATGGTCTGGCAGTGAAGGTATCCGTCTGTAAACTGGGTTAACCGGTATGTCGTAGATTAAATACCTAAAAACTGTATTTATATCGTCTGGGCTTATGTCTTTGTCTTTATCAACCATATCATCCCATATGTGAGCCACCTCAAGAAGCATTAGGCAAAGGCTAGAAGCATCATTATCATCAAAGAAATAATCAAACGCGCTTACAAACGCTTCTCTGTGATGCTGCTCTAAAATCAAGACCCACTTACCTCTATTTCAGACCCGTGCAAAAAGTAATTTAATGTTATCGCGGTATCAGACTGAAGTTTAATAGAGTCACCTGCGTTCGCGATTGATCGCTGTATATCGTAGTAAGTGCGCTCTATACCTGCGCCGCCTGGCAATGTAAGCTTTTTGATAAGATAATCAGTTGAGCCGTCATTGTGGTAGATGCTTACAAGTGCCCCGGCTGTACCTGTGTTTGTAATGCTCAATTTAGAGAATCTTGTATTAATACCGGTTGCAGCAGTATAAATATTGGTGAGTGTGGTGTCTGTTATCTGACCTATCGCTAGTCTTTTGGCTGTAGTACTCATAGTTGAATCCCGTATCCAATCGCGTTAAACGTAATTAGCCCGGCTAACGCATCATTAACCCTTAACAGTAATCTATCTTTAGAACCTTTTTGTAACCGCAAGCCCCATGGAAAGCCAAACGTTTGTGATAAATCTATAACAGGCAGATAGGTATCCTCACTGCCGCCACCCTGAACATCAAGCAAGAAGGCGTCTCCACCCGTACCGACAGGAGCTGTAGACAACCCGATTCTAACAAAATCAAGGTTCGTTTTAATTTCGTCTGCAATCGTAACCTCACCCAAAACGTTATTCGAAAACTCCAAATCCAGTCCGGTGCTAAGTGCTGATAGTGCACCAAACGTCGATAGGTTTACCGTCCCCGTGCCACCTAGCCTGACACTTATTGTCTTGATATAAACGTCTTTGTCTTCTTTAGCAGCTATGTAAAATTCTTGTGGCGTAGTTGATCCATCGACTATCATGTCGTTGTCGCCAGTCGATTCCCCGTCATCTGTAAAATACTGTCTAAACGGGTACGATGTAACGCGCTCGTCTATTGGCGGGTGATCATGTATAACAACACCGATCTCACCCTCACCATTTATCTTGAGCCTGTTCTTAGTACCATGTCCGTCTACTATGGTCCTAGGCGCCGCCATTAAAGATCTTCCTCAAGAATTGAAAAGCTCCAAGTTGTTACCACAGCAGTTATGGCGCTAGACTCCATCGCAATAGCTTGCCCTGGTGGGATGTGGATGTTCGATGATGTTCTTAGATGCGCAAGCTTATTGGCTGTCTCGACCTGCAACGGAAATAACCTACCATCATCCGTTAGCCCGGTTGTATTAGTGTCCTCTTTAATTGTCGCAGTCATCGACTGACTAGCGCCTCTGTTCCGATTAACTTGTGCTAGATCTGCGCCGGCTGTAAAAGTAGGTGTACCTGATACGGCATCAATGCTAAGCAAGGTGGCCGCCGCTGCGGTAGCCCTGACGTCTGTAACAACATACGTCTCATTGTTAGATGTATTCTTGAAGTAAAAAATGTAGTCGTTCGCACCAACCGGCGTCGTTGATTGAGTTACTGACCACGTTTTACCGTTTCTGGCGTTATACTTATCCTCGGGCTCTACAACCGAAAAGGTGTTTAGCTGCTGATTGTGGTTTACCTTTGCGTCACCGTTCTTGCCGCCACCATCTTCGAGTCTCATAGTATTTTCCTCTTGTGCCCGATAATCGCGGCATAGACATCACCACTAAATGCACCTAATCTTTCCAGCCTAATACCGAATGCTTGGCCTTTTGGTATTAAAAAATCAACGGTAGCATATAGCCTACCCTGATCGTTTTGAGCGAATAACGCCGCATCTCTGCCGCCTGTCAATGTCTGGCCTGAAGCGGTAGCTTTGTAGATTAAAGAGTTAGAACCAAATATCTTACCATCGCCAGACTTTCTATTTTCGATCATGTCGCAGTCAGTAGCAGCGGCAACCAGCGTTCCGCCCGTAGGATTTAATACAGCATAAATGCCTTGGACGTCTGTTGCTGATCCATCTTTAATCCCCACTGCGATAGCATCAACAAAAAAATCTTCATCATCACCGTTGTAGAAATAAACCAGTGCAGAATCAGCCGAAACCGAGCTTATCCAGCCGGTGTTAATGTTAAATGCTCTACCATCAACAACAGCATCCTGGTTCTCTGTCGAAGTAACGACACGCCCCGCCATCTTATTATCAGAATAGACCTGAGCTTTGTGTTTATTACCCGTTCCGTCTTCAATGATGTTAGACATTAATATCTTTCTCCGTCAGACTAGACCGATTCCCCTCGGCGGTCATTAATCGTATAAGCCTAAGCTCTCTCAAGATAAGAATTAGCAGTTGTCTTGTGCTTAGCTCTTCGTCTACGCTTTCAGCTTTAATGCTCATACCGGCCTCCAGTAAGGCCCTTCATCGAACCATTGAAAAGTAATGGACGTACCTTTACGCTGTATATCTATACAGTCATCAAGGCTAGTATACATTATATTGTTTCCATTTCCATCAAAGCGAATAGTTGAGCCGTCACCGTTAGCAATCTTAATTAAATCATTAGCTCCAGGGCACTTGTCAGCCTTTATTACAGCGCTATTAGTGGCCTCGATAAAATCTCTATTAACCGCTAGCGTATCGCTATCAGTCGTTCTAGCAAAGAATTGAGCCTCCAGGATTGGCTCGTCTTCGTAGTGTACTTGAGGTGGCGGTATGTATATTTCACCATCTATATTCTCTTGCGCCTCATGGAGCGATATGTATTGGCCGTTGCTTGTGGACGTCTCATAAGATTCACTGCCGGTAACCTCGCTGATAATATCCGTGCTACCGCCAGTCCTTACCCACAAATCATGCAAAAACCGATTAAGATACTGAACAACCGGGCCTATCTCTGGGTCAGTTAGCCATGCGTTAGGCCACTGTATGACAAACGGATCAACGTCACTCAAGGCCAACCTCCACATCAGCAACTAAGCGGATTAAAACCCATTTAACAGGATCAGTCATCGTAAATCTAAACCGCCTCTTGTAGAACCTTTCAAAGCCAAACCATCTAACGCGCTTTTCAAAGTCGCCTTGCTCGCCGATTGACTGCCAGTATTCCTGGCTCCACGTCCTGCCGTCATCATCGCTATATTGCATGATGATTTCAGCTTCAGCTGAGACCAGGCTAACACCTGTTTCAAATTCTAGCTCTAAGTAATTCATGTAAAGCTGTTTGCCAGCACTACCAAGGAGCCTGCTATCTATCGCCTGGGTTGTTCTTTGTCTTTGGATTGCGTCGCCGTTGTCGGTGAACGTATCAAAGTCTAGCTCGTAAATGTTACCGTTACGCCTATCTGATACCAAATGCTTACCGTAAACGTAGGCATAGTCAGAAATAAGATGCGGATCATCGTCAGTACCGTAAGCTAACGAGGTCCATAAGCCGCTACTCTCATTAAAGAGCCATGTTCCGCCTGTCGGGAATGATAGCAAATACCAATTTTGGCCATCAGCAGTAATACAAACCCCGTAAGCGTCAGATACACTACTATAGCCCTGTATAGCCTGCCCTATTGCAGGATTATCTATCGCCTGACTATTCAAGCCCGACATTCTATAAACCCGTTTATCAGTGCCTAGAAAGTAGATAAAGTCTTTGTTTGTCGATATAGAATAGGGCGAGCTAGTACCAATCTCTTGGACTGAATTATTCACCCTTGAGTACGGCGGTGTGCCTGAGCCAGTAAAATAGCTCGGCTCGATGGTATTAACACCAAAAGTAAATACCTGCTGCCTATGGGTTACAACCGCCTTTACATCGTCAGCCCTGGTATTAGCAAGGAGCACATTGGCGCTATTAACGGTCAAGGGCGTGTCCAGGTCAGCAAAAGATATACCGTTGCTTTTCTCGTAGATTACACGCTGGTTGATATGAGCTACGGTTTTGGCGTTAGGTAGGTCGGCGTCTGTACCTGCGGTAAGGTTTGCTCCGTCGTATTGGTACGGCTTAGTTGACCCGGTAGCAATAACAAGATTAAGGCCGTCGTCTACCATTGTTACCCGATCTGCGCCGGGTATCGTACCAATTAGCGTTCCTGACCCGTTCAAATCAAACTTATATAGCTCGGTACCGACAACACTGTACAAATTATCACTGTAAACGCAAAGCCCACGAGCATACCCACTTCCAGCACTGCCAAATGACTTTAAGCCGGGAAAAGGCATTAGTGCTGCCGCCTCTCCCGCTTGATTAGCTTCAATGTAAAAGTTTTGGGTGTGCTGGTTCCCGACCGACAAGGATCGATTAGTATAAGTAGGACCGACAACCGGAAGCTCTACCCGCATCAGAAATCCTCTGGCTCAGCAGTTGAGGTGTACTCATTAACAGCCATCATTCTGAAGTTTTGCATGGCTGCGTTCTTTTCTCGCTCAATACGGGCATACCGCTCTGAACCGATACCGTAATCATTAACGCGCTCATAAGCCATTAGAGAAGCCATATTGTTTGCTACCTCGTCAGGGACAGCATTGCTCTCGCCCCAAAACGTGAGCTTCAGAGTCTCTAGCATTGTATAGACCTCTGTATAAGCGGCCTGCATATCGCTATCAAGATCAGCTGTCGGCGCTTGATTCGTTGACGCTAACCCCAGCTTGCGCAGTGCTCTCTTTCGAACGTCCGCTTGTGTTGCCACGTTGCCTTACCTCTTTAAAGCACTTATTGCCCTTAAGCTTTTTGATGAATGCCGATTCTTTAACATCAACCGGACTACCATTAAGCTCAAATTTGTACCCGAATACCGTTGTAACTTGCGGCGGTGAATTATCGTCACCTACATATCTAAATTTCATAACAAACCTTAAAAGGGGGCCGAAGCCCCCTATACGCTTACACTGAGAAGTTAGGGTCAATAAAGTAGTAAACCACTACAGTCATTGTACCAGTTCCACCAGTAGCAGCCGCCGCATTAGCTTCCACTTGAATAGTAGTCTCAGCAGCGAACTTTTTAGGCCCGCCAGTAATGAGAACACCTTGAAATGGGAACATATTAGAAGCTACAACTTTCCAATCAGTGATAGCATCACCAGTCCAAACGCCAAGATTGCCAAACCCATCAGGATCGGCAGCATCAGAGCCGTTAGCAGCCCAGCCGATATCCATATCAAGGGTTTCGGTAGCATTGGTGTCTAGATCTTCTGCGTAAAGCATACCACCAACAACAACAGCGTTAGCAGGTAGTTTACACATTTCAAAGATATCACCGTCTTCCACGTTAGCAGCGATTTCATAAGTCCCAGTAGCTACATGCAAAGCAGTAGCAGGACCAACACCACCTACGGGGAAGCCAGCTAAAGCACGATCAGCCGTTAAAGTTTCAGCAGCCATGTTTCACCTCCTATTAAGAATCAACAGCAGCAGACACAAATACAGTAACCATACCGTGTTGCTTGTCGTTGAAGTAAGATTTTTGGATGTCATGCTTAAGCTCAACAGCCACGCCAGGTTGAAACTCAAAGTCATACAACCGATCAACCTTGGTCATAGGACGTTGGCCTAGTCCATAGCTTAGTGCTTGCTGTCCACATAGGAAACATACGCCCACCCGGCTAGAGCTATCACCCGCAGTGTTAAGACCATCAGCAGTAGCATTACCACCCCATACACCGTTAGTGCCGCTAGTACCATCGATAAAGTCAGCAATTTCAGGAATCTCACGAATGATGACATTATCCCATAGCAAATCACCACCGGTCATTAATGGTTGGAACCTAGCGCCACGCTGTAACCCTTCACGCTGAGCTTGCTGGATAGCAGTGTCAGCCTTAAGGTCACGGAAGGCGTACGGATCACAAAACATGATAAACGCTTCTTCGTCTTCACTGTTACGCAAAGGTCGAATATGAGGATCAGCCTGTTGTGCCATACGCTTAGCAAGACTAACAATACCAGTATCAAGCTTGTCAGTGGTGGTATCCACGTTAGCAAGAGAGGTGGTGTGGTTGCCTGCGCTTAGGTTAGACTTAGCAGCACCGTATAGGATGCGATCCTGGTTGTTGGTGTTCCAAGTATCATTGGCACCAGCAGTAGAGC